TCTTTAATATCAGCAGCATAATCTTTATTCTTTATGTCTGCTATTTGCTGATCATAACTTTTTTGTGCAGCAGCAACTTCTGCTGGATTTTTTGGTTCTTCGCTTGTGAGAGGACCTGCAGCAGGAGCTTTAGAACCTTCCGCTTTAATGTTTTTTCTTACAGCATCTGCATCTGCTTGTGCAGCTGCTTGTGCTGCGTCAAGTTCATCAGTTAAGGCGCTATCAGCATAGCCAAGTGCAGGATCATCAGGTGCCTCTATATCTCCTGTTTCTAGTGTACCTCTTCTAGCCTGTTGTCTAGCTTGTGCACTTAGTAAATTAGGAGAACCTGAACGAAACGGAAGAAGTTCAGTGATGTCAAAAGAACGTCCAGCTGCAGGGCTTCTTCTCGCCTTGCTACTCACAGGTGTGTCAGACACTCTATCTTTACCACTAACTCTTGCAAACTCTGCACCTACACCACCCTCAGTTTCTTCTTGGATTTTACGTTCTCTTACACCCATTGCATTAGGTGCTAATAATTCACCAAAACCTAATTGAATAGGAGGTTTAGCGTCTAATTCTGCCATTTCTGGCGGAGGAGTTCTATCAACACGCGCACCTATTCTAAGTGGAAATCTTTCTTGTATTGACTGTCTCGTACCCGGTTGAGGTAAAGCATCAGCACCACCGGGGTCTAAGGTTTGACCTGACAGTAGTTGAGGTAGATTTAAATTTGTTGTTACAGTTTGAGCTTGATCATCTACAGGAGGAGCACTGACTAGAGCAGGAGCAGGTGACATTGAAAATGGGTCTTTAGATGGACGCGCAGTATCAACGCCTGTTACAAGATTATCTACTGTTCCCATTACTTTTTGAAGCAAGCTTAAATCTGCTGGACTCTTAGTTTGGTCAACAGGAACACTAGGAATGGCGTCTGTGCCAGCAGCTTGTATACCCTGCGTAGCAACATTACCAGCTACATCAAAATCTGGTTTTTTTCTTGAACGTGGCAGAACGTCAGCAGCAGATTGATTAAGTAAAGCCTCTTGAGCTTGGCTTCTTATTTCTTTTGGTTGATTCTCTAAGTATCTAGTTTTTTCATGAAGTAAATCTATAATTGCCTTTTTAGATTCTGGAAATAACTCTATATATTGTCCAAGAGTTAGTTCTGGTACAGATGCAACAGAACTTATAGGTACTCTACTAACATCTTGATAAGCAGTCTTACCCATTCTAACTCTGTTAGACGGTAGCTTTCCCTGCATCAACTGACCTAGGCCACCACCTCCTGCTAGCTTAACATATCCACCGTCTTTCATAGCAACAGGTGCACCTACAAGACCACCTGCTTTCTTAAAGGCACCAGCTGCACCAGCAAGTCCAGCCAAACCTGTGCCAAGACCCAGCAGCTGTGTAGACAGAGGCTGTGCAGGGCTAAAGGTTTGTCTACTGACATTGGTGGTGGCAGGTAGCGGGAAGCCTCTGAGAATAGATTGAAAGTCCTGCAGTGTCTGCATAGGAAAGCCATACTCTTCTCTGGCTTGTTGCGTGGCAATGTCCAGTGCTCTCTGTGTTTGCTGTTGTTCAGCAGCGCCTATACCCGAGAGTGCGCCCAGTTCTTTAAACGTCTGTGCAGGTATGGCAGCGCCCAGTGCAGACAGTTGTGCAGCACCAGAACCTTCTCTGGCAAACTGATTCTGTAATCTAGCCTGTGCATCTTGAAAGGCAGCTGCTCTACCTCTGGCTTCGATGTCTCCCAGTTGTTGAGCCAAGTTGCGCTGTCTCTCTGCCTCTAGCACAGCTGCTCTTGACCCACCAAATGCACCTGCCTGTGCAGCTTGTGCTGCCAACTGTTGTTCTTGTACATCTGCAACTCTCTGCGCTTCTCTCTTCTCAATGTCAGTGACATTACGTAGGAAGGGGTTCATCAAAGCAGCTACCTCTGCAGGATCAGTGGCGGCTCTGGTTGCACCTCTGGCTAAGTTTGTAGCCTCTTGAAACAGAGGACGAGTTTGACCTATCTGCTCACGAATACCTGTAAATGCTGCCTGTTGATCAGGCGTAAAGGAAGCTAGTTGTTGTGTAAGCTCTGGGCGAAAACCTTCTTCTTGTCTTTGCTCTTGAATAGCTTGAGCTTTACCAAAGATGTCAGATACAAAAGGTTTAAGTTCTTCAGGAAACTCTGAGCTTTGTCTCACTGTCTGAGTAGCAGGAGGAGGAGGAGGAGAACCGCCACCACCTTTACCATAGCATATGCCTTGGTTTTTCATGCACAGAAGTTCTTCCTCTGTCCACTGATCAAAGGGGTTATCACTCCACATTTGCTTTTTATTTATCATCATGTCAAGGGTCTTTCTATAATGCTAAATCTTTTGAGCCATCCTAGTTTCTTTACTTTACGTTCCCAACCTGCTCTACCACAGGCTTCTACAAAATCACATTCTAAAACTTTTGCAAAGTCTACAAACTTTTGATCTATCGCTGGCATCCACTCTGAGAAACGATCACCAGAAAGAAACACAACAGAGAGAACTTTCTTTCTAGGGTAGTTTATAACTTCTGTAACAGCTGCTCCTATGTATTCTGTACCTTCATCATAAACAATCCAAAGCTGGAACTTGTTAGTTAAACATTCATGAAGAACATCTATCTCTTCGTATCTTCCATAGGTATAATCAGTTGCCTTCTTTATATGTCTTGATACACCCTCCCAAACATTTCTTATCTGGTCAATAGGCACAAGTGAAATATTAATCATACTACGCTACGCCGCTAAGTCCTCTTCTTGTTTCTGGTGGTTGTTTACCCCTACCGTATTTTTGCACTCTAAAGTCATTTATGAAAGTATCAATTTTCTCTGCACCAGCATCAGAGGAACCGTTGCCCATCATAGACACAATATCAGCGGGTAGCACATATTCATCTCTGGAAAGAATAGCTGGTTGTGTTCCCTCTATTGTAAACGGTATAGAGTCTGACATACCATCCCCTCTTCCTTTTACCATTCCTTCAAAGTAAGGTGAGGGCGCACCGCCCATCTGATAAGCAGAGATTAGACCACCTGCCTGTGCTTCCACAGGAGCACCAGAGAGAACTTGTTGTAATACAGCAACGTCTCTAGCTTCTTCTAATTCTTCCTGAGTAGGAGGAAGAGCGATTTGTTCTGTTGGTGCCTCTGTTGCTCTTACAGCAGGAGCCTGTTGTTCAGTTTTATCAGATTGAGAACCTATTAAATTCATTAAATTATTAAAGGGTCCCGGTAACTTTCCTTGACTTACCGCAAAGACAGGACTTAAAAAAGAAAGTGCTCCCTCTATTCCACCTTTTTTAGCTGCTCGTCCTAGCCCATAAGCGGGACTGAGAAAACTCAGTGCATCTTTGATACCTCCACCTTGTGCCATTTTTACAGTAGACTCCTCCTCACGTTGTTTTTCAATAAGCTCTACAAGTGGGTCTCGAACACCAAAGTTACTAAAGCCAGTATCAAAAGGATTAGAAGCAGGAGCAGGCACTGCAGCAGGTGTTGCAGCAGCAGGTACTGCAGCAGGAACAGCAGGTGGTGCAGCAGTAGGTGCTCCCAGTACTTCAGCTTCTGTTAAACCTCTGTCAGAGCTGAATACATTTGACAGTGCATTTATATCACTCATGCCCGGAGGTTTACTAGCTTGTTGAATAGCATTAAGTGCAAATGCTGATCCCGGTAAAGCTACATTTGCAGCAACTTTACCAAGACCTCCTAGAAATCCAAGAGGATCAAATGAACCTACTTCAGAAGTGGCATAGCCCTGATCTACATCTGCTTGAGCAGTGGGTGCATCAGTAGAAGTGTACCCACCAAACATTCCTCTGCCTATACCAGTGTTAAACCCAAACAAACTAAAACCGGGATATACTTCTGATTCAAGACCGGGAGTAGCAGCAATTTCTGCTCTACTTTGAGAACTAAAACCAGTCATCTCAGCTAGGTCAGGTGGTAGTGCTTCAGGCAGTGAAACTAAGTTTGGGTTCATCATGTCAGGATCAAGAACACTATCAGCAAATCCAAGAGCAGGTTGAGTTGGTGCTGGAGCTATATCTAATTCTGCTTGTGGTGCTGGCACAGTAACCTCTTCAGGTGCAACTGTATTAAGCACAGCAGGTACAACGGTTCTCGCAGCTTTCGCATACAAGACCTGTGGTGGATCAAAGGGAGCAGTAATAAGTACGTTGGGAGGTGGAGGAGCATATACGTCAAATACATCTATAGGATCGTCAACGGCGGGTCCGTAAGCAGTGCCCAGACCAAAACCCATTTCTCCAAGTTCAGCAGAAACTTCTTCAGCCTCTGGTCCATAAGCTTCAACTCCACCACTACCACCACCGGCACCAGCGCCAGCACCTCCGCTGTCTCCACCTTCACCAAAACAAATAAATTTATGTAGACCTTTGTCTACACAATCCCAAGGTTGACCAAACTCAAAAGTAGAGTTTAAGCTATCAGACCATATCTTATTTTGTTCTAATTCAATCATTTTTTAATACCACTAATTAAGTTACCAGCTAGGTCAAGCTCCCACCATTTAACTTTGTTAGTATATTCTCTTGGTTGTTGGTGATGGTTGTTGTGCCAGCCTTCTCCAAAGTTTAAGAAAGCCAACCACCAAACATTTTTAGACCTATCATCAGAGACAAAGTTTTTATAGCCATAGTCTTTGTGACAGAAATAATTTGTAAAAGCTTGAAGCACCATGGTAATCATTGACGGTATGATAAACATAAAATACAAAGATTCAATGCTTATAAAACTAAGTACAAGTATGTAGCTTAAAATACAAGGTAACCAGTATTTATGCGTAAACTTCATAAAACTATCTTTAGCTACATCTGTGCACTTTCTTAGTAAGTCAGTGCTAGAAATATTGTACCTCAAGAATAACATATCAAAGAGACTAAGCCTAGCAGGGGAGTGAGGGTCTTTGTCACCGTCAACCTTTGAGTGATGGTTTCTGTGAATGCCTACCCATCCAATAGTGCTACCTGTGCCAGAGATAACGCTGCACACTCCACATAAATATTTCATCCAAGAATATTTAAAGTCAAAGGAGTGGTGCGTCCAGTACCTGTGATTACCTACAATAATACCAAGACCATTCATACAGGTGTACATGAACATAGCCACCAGAATCCATAGCCAAGTAACATCTAGCATAGGTACAAGAGCTACAGATGCTATCATATTCATAGCCAGTAACATTCGTATTGATGTAAATCTACTTGTTAGCATACTGAAGGATTCTCCACAACATATCTATGATTGTTTTTTCTAAAGGTTCTCATGTACTTTCTGTTAACACTTCCAAACTGTTTCAAGTTTTCTTTTTTAACTTTTCTAATAGCCTCTGGCCCTCCTAAACAAACAAAGTGCATATACCAAAATATATCACCGCACCTCCACTCATTTGGTTGTAGTCTTCTATTTGAATCTACAAAAGCTTTCTCAACCTCTTCGTTAATAAATGCATACGTTAAAAACCCTGAATCAAAAATTTTGTATTGCCCTAGTTCAACTGGAGGAAAAATAAATCTTTTTAAGTGTTGTAGCGTGTAGTGCTTGTGATTATCAGACTGTAATAAATATTGACATATAATTACAAAGTCTTTATTTTTATCTCTTACCATCATCTTACTAATCTTGCTAAACCTCCTCCTGTTTTAGCAGGTGTAAAGAATCCTTGATTAAAGAACCTTTGTCTTGTTCCACCGGGTTGTGCAAATGCCAGCGCCTCTTCTTCAGTTCTAGGAAAGGCTCCTGTTCTACGCGAGGCAAAGCGTATGTTACTTGGGCTAAAGGGAGTTGATTCAGGCTCCTCTGGAAAATCATATTTAATAGGCTCAAAAGCTCCTTCTTCTCTTATAGCATCCATGGCTACACCTGCTAGTCCCATTGTAGTGGCAGGTTTAAGTTGAGTTCTTAAGAAATCCATTCTAGTCAATGGACCTGCAGGATCGTAAGTTTTAGGAAAACTGAAGTAGGAAGATGAAGGTGCATCTTTAATAGCTTGTAAATCTGCAGCTGATGGCGTGTACCCTTCTCTTAAATCTCCGGGTCTAAAACCTTTATCAAAAACACCTGTTTCTACATAAGCATCAGCTATTTGTTGTTTAGTTACTGGTGTAGTTGCAGCTAAATTAGCTGATGATGCAGCACTCGGTAAACGACTTAAACCCTCTTGTTTTACCATTCCTGCATACTCACGCACAGCCTCACGCGCAGCAGCATCTGCACCGGGATAAGAAGTAGATGTTCCAAAAGTTCCAAAAGCATCTTGCCGCAAAGCAGCAGATAAGTCTGGGTTTATAGGAGCAAAAGCCGGTAGTGCTTTAGTAGGTACAACCAAAGGATTTATAACATTTTGAGCACTAGCTATTGCATCACCTGCGCTTCCAAGACCTGTTGCACCACCTGTTGTTGATAAAATATTAGCGCCACCAGCAGCTTCTGGCATTCCAAAAGCACCTAGCTGACCTGCTTGACTAATTTGTGCGCCTGTTACATTTGCAGCGGTAGCTCCAGTATTAGACGCAGCTATTTGTGCAGCTTGATCAGCTGCAACTTTAGCAGCGGCTGGATTAGCAAAACTTGTGGTATCACCCATAAAACTTTGACCACCAAATGTAGCAGCACCTAATCCTGAGAGACCACCACTGATCAGACCACCAATGGCAGCATCTTTTAAACTTTTACCAGCAAGTAAATTACCACCAAAAGAACCTAGACCTGCGCCTATACCTGTTGCCAGTGCACCTGTTCCAAGAAAACCGGGTAGCAATGGTGGTAAGAACATTCCACCCAGTATAGCACCTGCCACAGGTAAAATGGTCTTGAGTATGTTAGCCTCTGGTAGTCCTGTCTCTGGATTGACAGGTAGTCCTTGTGGATAACCTGCAGACTTGGCAAGCATGTTCAGGTAGGGTAGCTCTGACTTGCTCATGTGAACAAGAGTGTTATCGCCGCCTCTGCCCTTCATAGCCATAAGATTGGCCAGACCACTAAAGTCTGTACCGGGAACAGCTGCCATAGATGAGTTAGGACGCATTTGCATTTGTTTTATGTACCCATTGTATAAGGTTGTATTTGATTAGGCGCTTGCCCTACCATTGGCATTTGCCCCGGTTGTTGTTGTTGCGCTTGTGCCACTCCTGCCAAACCACTAGGCATAGTACCACCGCCCTGTGGGTTAGGGTTATTATAACTAAAAACAGAAGGATTGGCAAAACCTTGAGCCATCTGTATAGCTGCAGGAGTTGTGGGTTGCCCTACTGGTATGCCACGATTATAAGCGTTTACACCTTGGTAAACAGGAGGGCGCATCAAACTTGTTAATCCAGCAGCACTACCGTAAGCATCAGCATTGTTTGGTATAGGTGTGGAGATGATAGGCTCTAGCACTCCAGCCCTAAAGCCCTGTGTAAATGCTTGGCTTTCAGGGTCTACCAAACCTCCTTGATTATATCCTCTGGCACCTTTACTAAAACCTCTAGAACCAAACCTACCAAAGCTTGAACCACCTCTAGTACCTCCTTTACCAAAACCACTACTCTCTGCAGGGGCATCAGAAGGCTCACCTACAAAAGACCTTGGGTCTTGTTCAGGTCTAGGAACAAAAGGAGTTGCAGGTTCTATGTTTATACCTCCATCATCACTCAAGTCAAGAGTAGCAGGTGCAGTCTCCATAGGTGTGTTAACTGTTATATTTGTTTGAGCAGGTTCAGGAGCTTGAATAGGTTGTGGAGTTTGCATTGGTGCTGCACCTACAGAAACAAACGGACTTACATTAGAAGGAGCAGTTGAAAGCGGTTGACCAAGAACACCATCATTAGGTCTGTCAACCTGAAGAGTTCCCGGTTTAAAATCAAACACGCTTCTATTATTAGGACTACCTTTACCCATGACTATCTCCTACGGTGTAAATGAATTAAAATCAGACCACCCAATAGTGGTTCCTGCAAGGCTCACATAGCCTCTAAACTTACCTGTCTTTCTCTCATATACAACATCACCTGCCAGAGGTTGTCCCAACTCACCAACCGATACCACTCTGTTTATTCTAAAAGAACCTGTTCTTTCTTGTTGTAAATCTCTGTTGTCTAACTCTGCAACCAAGCCATTTGCCCACTGTTCAATTGCATTGTAGGCTTGCTTCACTCTTTCATCATCTAAATTATATAAGAGGGGTATCGTAGGGTATGCTGTCATTATCTTAATCCATCATCTTGTATGTCTAGTCTAAGCTCACCATATCTCCACTCAGTTCCAGTGGCATTGTTTTCTAGTTTAATTCTAGCCTGTCTACCTCTTGATCTAAACCTAACAGTTTCTGTAGACTGTGTAAGATCAAAGGGTCCTTTGGTTCTAAGCTGACCGTTTGGAAACTCTTTGGTTTGAATTGTAAAAGACACTTGTCCGTTGTTGATGGTCATATCAGGAATAAGTCTATCAACAAAAAGCATCTCATTACCGTCACCTATGCCAAAGTCAGCAGACTCAATGAAAGAGTCTAGTTTAAGCCCCTTGGCTGTAAAGACACCCGGAGGTTCGTTGTCGTATATTCTGGTAACACCTACAGATGTACCAGTGGTAATTACATTATCAAATGTAGTGCTATCATTCCATGTTGTCCAGATAGCCTCACCATAAACCCAATAGTTTTCTTCCATAGACCAAGATACATATCTATCGCACTCTGTAGAGTTAGCAGATGGGTAGAGCCAAGTTACCTCTTTAAACTCAGAATTAAGTCCACAGAATATTTTACCTAGTTCAGAAGTATTAATATCATCATAAACAAATCTTCTCACTGTGCAGTCTAATCTTCTGACACTGTTACCGTCTAGCACAAAGAAGTTATCTCTGCCCATCCAGACAGGAATACCGTTCATGTCTATGCCACCGTGTTGACTGACACCTCCACAACCTGTGCCTAGTTCTGTAAAAGAAAAGATAAACGGTGGACCTGTAAAGCGCATACCGTACATAACTTCATCTGTAAGAATAGCTATCTGGTTACGTGATCTGATGCCCTGCATAATCATCGTACCACCTGCCAAAGTATTTTCTCCAGAGGTAGAACTAATAGCAGGAGTCCAGTTGTTATAGTCATTTTGATCTGACCACCTGACCAGAAGAGGTTCTTTTGTGCCTGCTATATTAGAACAACCAAAACAAACAACGTGTCTGTCATTGGGAGAGACAACAAAAGTGTTTGAACTGACGGGTGCATTGGTAACAGCATTTGCTCTGACACTACCACCAGATGTTGGAAACCACTGAAAGAGGCCACCACCTCTTCTGTTTGCCAGTAGTATCTCACCAAAGTTATCTAGTGTCCAGTTAGCAGCTTCAAACTCAATACCAGAAGATGCAGCTGGTGAGTTCCATGTTCTAAAGTCATCAGTAGAACTAGCAGAGACAAGAAACTGTGCCGTGGCTAACCCTGCTGCTGCGCTGGTTGCTGCTGCATTCACCAAAGAATTAATTGTAAAGGTATTTGCAGTTTCTACGGATACCACCTTAAATATAGGACCACCAAATGTAGAGCTTGTCAGAACTATATTACCACCAACTGTTGTTGCAGTGGTAAAGTACACATAGTCATTTATCTCTAGATTATGGCTATTGCTGGTGATACTGACAGCAACTGTAGCTGCCACCACGTTTATCACACTGGTCAGAACTACAGAGGTAAGTGTCTCTGCATCATAAGATGCTGCACCATATCCTGTTCCTGTGATACCCACAGAGGCACCGCTCCTGATTAGGTAGTGAGCAGTAGCATGACCTGCTGCACTTTGATTAGAACCAGCATTAGAAGAAGCTTGAAAAGCATAAGAGTTTGTGCCTATGACGCTAACTTCAAACATACTATTAAAAGAAAAATCAGTAGGAACAGAGGAAGACGTAAACACTGCAAAGTCACCAGAGGCTAGTCCATGAGCAGTATCAGACACACATACTCTGGCATTACCGGACTGTGTGCCAAAGGCATTGGTCAAAGACACACTGGCTCTAACAGGTGTAATATTAAAGACACCTCCATTGTTATAAAGATACAGTGCTTTCTCTGTACCTATGGCCATCTGCTTCTGTGTTATATTGTCCTGCCATGTAAGCAAATCTCTTCCAGTGCCTAGCAAGATATCAGGAGTTTTAGTTTGATATCCTCTGATATTCTCTGGCCTCTTGTCTCTAAACCTTACCCGGTTTCCATCATACCAAGAACCTTCCTCCGCATACTGCGTAGATTCTCGGTGGATTCCCGGCCTAAAGTTAAGAGCTTTTGTTTGAGAAAGTGTAGACACTTATAACTCCTAGGTAGCAGTTGCCAGTGCTTTGACAACAATAGCTGTGATAGCAGTTGCTTCTTTTACATTATACACTAGAAGGTCCTTGGCTCCTGCATCAGTGCTAATTGTAGGTGCGGTGCCGCTCACAAAGATATAAGCATTGTTAAAAGCTAAAGTCCTGCTGCCAGTCCCATCTTGTGTAATATAGATGTAACCTGTTTGCCCCGGTGTTGCATTGGTAGGTGCTTCTAAAGTTCTATTACCAGCAAGTGTAAATGCAAAGTTGTTACCAACTCCCATGTCAATTGCAATAGAAGCTGCATCTGTAAGAGATGTTACATTACCTATGACAGGTGCTGTAAAAGTTTTAGCAGCAGTGATTGAACTAGCAACAGATGCTCTGACAAATCTAACATCTGCAGTGGAGACAGGTATAAGGTTTGTATCTGCAGTTCCAAAATCTAAATTAGCAGCTGTGCCCAGTCCTAGACCAACCGCATTGGTTTGATGAACAGAGACACCATCACAGATGAAGAAACCGTTTGCACTGGTTCCTACAGTTGCTCCAGAACCTGCAAGAGTTTTAATAGTTATAGTGTTAGATGAAGGTGATGGTACAGATTTATTTCTGATAAAATAACTTTTTGATTGAGCAGGAAGTATAATATCATGGCTAGATGTAAGAGTTCCTGTAAGCTCTATAAAGGCACTTCTGGCTTGATCAGATGCTCCATTCTCTAATCTAATTCTAGATGTAAAAGTAGACATACTATTTATCCTTTACGTGCTAAGAAACTTTTGTACAACGGTGGAAGCAGCTGCTCCTAGGCCAGATGCTACAAGAAAGAACCCCACCAGAACACCTTTACCTTTGTCTAACTGACTTTCCATTTGATCAAGACGCACAGTTAATCTGTCAACTTCTTTACTAAGTTGATCAACTGCTTGAAGCATCTTTCCTATTTCTACATCAGTTAGGTCAGGCATTACTAAATTCCTTTGTCTATTGCTGGTATTCCTCTTGCTACAATATAACCTATAAAACCATTGTTTAGTGGCGGTACTATTTTTAGTATAGAGGTATTCTTTTTTTCATAGTCCACGTAACTTCCAAGAACCTCATCAACTATAAAAAGTACAGGTGGTCTAAGAGCAACACACTCTCTACCAATTCTTTTTTTTGTAATTTCACCTATAAACTGATCTCTACTTTTAGAATCAGCAAGTGCAAGCTCCATTATAGACTCTTCTTCTCTACAGATAAAAAATGCTGCTACTTTATCACCTTTATTCCAAATCTCTTCTGCTGTGACACAACTGGGCAGTATTGTAAAACAGGCAGCAAGAGTGAGGGCAACTAATAGTTTCATGGATTATACCGTACTTTCTCTGGGATTAACAGGCCAGTCATGAAATTCTGCATTTTCATTATTCTTAAACATCTCCTCGGTAGCAACAGTCATTGCTTCAAGAGCAGCAACATCTGATTTACTATCAATACTAGTTTCTAGTGCAGCAGCTTTTGCTCTTAGGTCTGTGCGCCACTTTGCAAGATCTGCTGGCTTGGCAGTACCATTATCCTGTTCTCTGATAACAATCCAGTCAGTTTGCTCTAGATAACCACCAAGAGTTTTAGATACACTATTTTTCATAACTGCTTTGATATCGTCTACATTATTGGCAGACTGCGTTCTACGAACAACAACTCTATCTTCTTCTACAGCAGGAGCAGCTTCATTGGTGCTATAAAACATATTTGCTATATAACTACCTTCATATTCATAAGGTACAATACCTAGTGCTTTACGCTCTTCATCTGTCCAAGAAGAACCAAAGATAGACTTAGGATATTGCACATCATTAATAGTCATGGCTTTTGGTTGGTGAATAATCTCTACCAACTGACTGCCCATAATTCTTGCCCACATAGTTTAGTTTCCTTTCTTGAGTTATCTACCATATATAGGAGGTAGCGTACCATTGCCTGCTATATCTGCCATTGCAACATACAAGTATTCACCAGAACCATTATTAGGTTCATTGTTAGTATCTGTTCTAATTTTAAAGCCATCCGATAACATATCTATGTCATTTGCAGCAAAGGCTTGATCAGCAGACTGTAAATTTGCATATTGAAATATATGGTCGTTTACGTTGAATGGTTCTTTACCTGTATCATAAATTGTCCATTGTGAAGCGTTATCCAATCCTTTAAACATAATCCATCTGGGTTTGAATCCTAGTGATACATAAGGACCAAGCGTTTTATCAGTCGTATTGTTTACTTGATATACTCCAACTTTGCACACACCGGGAACTGAACGAAGACAATAATTAATGCATTCAACACTGTTAAAAAATGATCCTAGTGTAAACACTGTTGAGTCAGGTTCTGTTCCAAAAATTGTACTACCGGGTCCAAATTTAGAACTTGAAAGATTTAATCCTAGATAAAAAGTTGCACCACTACTTGAGTTGTAAACTAACCAATTAGAACTACCATCAGTTAAATTTTTATTGATAATTAAATCTGGCGCTGCGCCAAGACCATGCCCAAAAGTTGCACCGGAACTTCCAGTTGTTCCTTTAACAACTGAAAAATGTCCTGCATCAGCAGCAATCACCGTTGTATTTACAGAACCATCTGTATTAGTAGAACCAGTTGTAGCACTATCACCAAGCAACCACTGCCAAAGAACAAAACTATTACCAGCAGTATTTACTGTTGAATCATTACCTACCTGTACACCTCTTTGTAAAAATCTTTGAACAGTGTTAGCATTGGTTGCTTCAGCGGCTGTAGAATTAGAATGAAGGTCTTTACCTATACCTCTAACTCTATCAAAAAGCATGTGATCACTAGATGCATCTCTGTTTTTAATCCATGCCCAAGCTGTAATCTTAGATGCAGTGTCGTCTAAGTTATCTTGGTTAAGTGCTTTATATCCTGTTGGTGGTGTGTAAACAAAAAAACCATTTGCGGCAGCGTTGAATGTTGTTGAACTACCAGAGAATGTATTAGCTTGTTGACCAAAATTAAGAGCATATGTTTCTGCAAAACTACCACCTCTACCTACAAAAAACCGTCTACTAATTCCTGTTGGAAATGTTCCTCTACCAACTGTAGTTGCGTTTGCAAAGGTATCTCTCGCACCACCTGCTCTAAACCAAGTATTGTTATTACCTATGAAAAGTGTTCCTGCATCTTGATCTAATGCAAATTGCAGCACATCACCAGAACTAACAAATCCATTATTTGAAACTGAATTACACCATGTAACATCAGTATTAGATGAATCATAGACGTTTGCAGTGCCATTATAGTTTTGAAATATTACTGCTTTTGCAGTTACACCTGCATTACCAGTATTTAATTCATTGTATTCATGCAAACCAAAATATGCTCCACCTCCACTAGCATAAGAAGTCATGTCTACTTCCCAATACCATTTACCACTAGAAGGAATATTCATTCCTGTATAAGCAAGTTTATTGTTTGTAGTTGTATCTATTTCGGTATTACCCTCTGATAACGTACCCATAGCATTTAAACCACTATCAAATACATTAAAGTTTTGAGATGGACAGTCTGTAAACTGATCTGAGGTTGCCCATGATCCATTAGAGGTAAAGTGGTTGTCTCTTCCAGATGTATCTGTGCCAGCACCATTATTAGTTCCCGGTGCAACCTTAAACTCAAGATAGTAACCCATGTTACCAAAAGTGTAACTACCGGGGTCTTTGGCTACCCAACGATTTGTGCTTGTGTCTACTTGACCAAACGGAGTGGCGTCTAATTTACTACCACTATCTGCACCATCTAGGAAAACAACTTCAGCCACATAACCATCATAGTGTTGTGAGAATACTCCACCGCCTATATCATGCACAGCAGAAGAATCATTTAAAAAATTTAAAGCTGATGATCCATCAAGACTACAGGTATTGGGATTAAAGTTTGTTGAATCATTAGGAATCTGTACACCATCATAAAATATTTTAACTCTGTCTGCTTGAGTGCCGTTTCCTTGATTAATAATAACAACTATATTATGCCAAGCAGAATTATCTTTAAATATTCTAGTTGTAGTCCTATTAAGAATAGTTGCACCACCGTTATTAATTACAAAACTTAACTTGTCGTCTCCATCATGTGCTATACCAAAGTAATTATTACCATCTACTCTAATGGTATAAGGACGACCATAGGTGCCTAGATTTCCCAGTTTAATCCATAAGCTAATAGCAGCAACTGTTGATGATGTAGCAGATGAAGAGGGATTGAGTGATAAAGATCTACTATCTCCATCATCAAACATTACAGAATTTGTTACAGCGTAAGCATCAGTAAATGGAACAAAGTCACCTACTCTTTGACCAGTGCCATTACCCTCGTAAAGAGTAGTATCAAAATAATCTATACCTTGAAAGTCTGGTGCGGTTAGGTTTGCAGAATTTAGAGCTTTAGCATCTGCTGGTCTGTTTGTTGAACCAGTCCAATCATCCTCATCCATTATAAGAGTTTGAGTAGAAGCACCACCAAGATCAACTGTTAAAAAATATACAGGCTCAGAACCGCTAGTAGGCAATCCAGTTGTAGGCATAGCACCTGTTTTGCTAGAACCGCTTGTTGGATCACCAGAATTAAACCATGATATTGTTGATCCAGAAATGCTACCAAAATAAATAGCTCTGTTATCGCCATCCCAAGCTACGGCATATTTAACTGCACCTGATTGTGCAGCGCTATAACCTGCTGTAAGTGTACCATTATTATTTACGTTTCCTGCATGAGGTTGATAGATATGAGTGTCCGCTGTCGTATTAGCCCAAACCCCTGTACCTGTATATCCAACAGCACTTTGCTGTGCTAGACCTAGGCCAGGAAAGGTTGTATCCGCAGTATCTACTTCCCAGTACCACAGTCCAGAAAACGGCAGAGTTTGTGACATAACAATTCCACCGTTATCAACTACGGCAGCTTTTGTATTACCTTCACTCAAGGTGACTGAGCCGCTGCCGACTCTGGCAAGAGGATTCCAAAGTGGATAAACCTTGCTAGGTGTGTTATCTGACTGATGATCTGTTCCCATACTTGTTGAGAAATCATTGTTCTTGCTACTAATGTCATTTCCAAGATCAGAACTAGCAGCGAAGTCTAAACAAAAACTTGTAGCACCACCACCTGTAGCTAATAAAGCAATATCACTATCTTTTTTTGGAATAAATTGTGAACCGTTTGTGCCAAATGTAAACGTATCTAAAAAATCAGAGATTGTAAAATCACCACCTTGAATACTTTTACCGCTTATATATACCGCTTGTGTTATATATCCTTTAAAAAAATTGCTTGCACTACCGTCAAAGAAAGACCCAATAGCATGAGTATCACCAGATATTCCCCAATTCATGTCAAAGTTTAGTGATGGATTAGTCTCCGTACTGAATGAAGTTGTCTCTGAACCATTTACAAAAATTTTAACTCTATTATTTGCAGCGCTTTCGCTTGTCTTAATTGATGTAAGAACGTGATACCAACCAATATCTCTGAAAAGAGCGTTTGTAATATAACGAGCATTAATTGGTGAATCAAAATCTCGAAGTTCTAATTCATCACTGGCAGTGAAACCAAGTCCAAATTGCCTTCCACTTGTGCCGCTACCAAAGAAAAATTGAAGAGAACCAAATGAATTTCGTTGTACCCATGCAGCAAGAACAAACTCTTGTTGATCTGCTCCCGATCCAAAACTTTTAGTTAAATTATCAGCAGAACCATCTAACCAGATAGAGTTACCAATCAGAGTAGTATCAAATGCTCCTCCTGCTCCACTTTGACCTGCTGCACCTAAAAGAATACTGTTATTAAATACCATCTATGAATACGCCTTTGTTAGCACTGCATGAACATCTGTAGATGTATGCACTATATAATCAATTCTGTCAATTGCTGCTGCATCTGTAGAAAGTGTAGGTGCTGTTCCACCGGGAAAGTCCCAAGAAGTTCCGTAGGCAAGTGTTCTTGAACCTGTACCATCCTGCACAACAAATATACTACCAACCTGTCCTGCAACACAATTAGTAGGATTAGAGAGTGTTCTGTTACCTGCTAGTGTCACGGTAAAGTTTTGTCCTGTGTTTAGATCAACTGCTATGTTTGTACCATCTGTCAGTGCTTGTATATCAGCAACAGCAGCTTTCTCTATGTGTATATCTTTACCAAGAAGAGAGTTTGTACCCACTGCCAAAGCACTGACATATACATCTGTAGCACTAAGCACACCTGTCATAGCACCACCTGCCTTTGGCAACTGATTACCAATACTGGCAGCTAGTGTAGCGGAAAGAGCAACAGCAAAATCACTAACAGATGTTATTCTGGTGTTAGCAGTTCCTATGGATGTAGCCAGTGTAGCTGAGAGAGCCACCGCAAAATCACTGACAGAGGTAATTCTAGTATTGGCAGTATTAATGCTGGTGGCCATTGTAGAAGATACGTTAGCAATACTAGCAGCTAAAGTAGCGGATAGAGCTACTGCAAAATCACTGACAGAGGTAATTCTTGTATTAGCTGTATCTATGCTAGTTGCCAGTGCAGCAGATGCAGCTACAAGAGCATTGTTAGTAGAGGTATGAGCATTATTAATAGAAGTAATAGCAGCTGCATTAGGAACTTCTGTACCTCCTACAAATATATTGGTAGCAGCGTATACATTGTTGGCAGAGACATTACCAGAAAACTCTGCTGCTACACCTGATACCTTTGTGGTAAAGCTACCTGTAGCAGCTACAAAGTTAGTTGCACTAACAGAGGTGGTAAAGCTACCAATAGAAGCTGTGATAGAGGAGATGCTAAGATCAGGATTAACTCTAAGAGATGCACTGGTAGAAGCTGTGCTAACAGAAACACCATCAGCAGTAATAAGAACAGTTTCGTTAGCATCTGTGATGGTTTCAAAAGAACCTGCAGCAATGTCATTTAACTGAGACACCGTGGCAGTGAGGACTGTACCACCTATGGCAAACTGACCTGTGACGTTTAACTGTGCTGTGCTAAGTTGTAGAGGACCAGCTGTACCACCACCATCTTGAACAGTTCTTAAATCCCCTGTAAGACCATTATTAGAGGTAGCTGCATTTATCTTTAGCAAGTCTTTATATGTATTGGCAATAATTGAGCCTGTTAAATCTCCGGTCATATTAATCTACCTTATATAAAATTCCATTTGCTTGTCTCTTCTTCCCACTTTGTGGTAGCAGCATTCCAAGTGATATTTCTCTCTGCATTATCAGGCGGTCTTGCGTCTCTGATAAACTCTTTATCTACTGGGAATTGTACCTTATTTTGTGGGTTGGTTACAAGATTAAAAATACCGTCGCTCTCTGACTTGGCAACAATAAGATTAGTTCCGGGTTCTCTCACTCTTTGGTCAAGAGGAAATCGAAACCCCGATCTATCACTGATAAAGAATGCTTTCTTACCTACCAAGTTAGTAATCCTTATTTAGTTTTTCTAGCAGCCTTTAAACTTTTTTTTGCAGCTTTTGCAAGTCTAGACTGCTCTGGTTTGTTTGCAAACTTAGCTCTCTGCTCTAGCACTGTGAGTATCTGTATCTTTCTTGCATAAGGTTTGTTTATTCTTTTTACCTTTGCAATAGTTTCTCTAGCATCTTTAACAGTGGCGTACTTGATACTAACAGTATCCTTTGGATTCTCGTCTGTGTAAAGTCTACGACCAGAACCTTTAGGTTTTTTTCCTGTTCCTACTTTGGGGTCTTTTCTTTTTCGCATTTTTCTTTACATACTTTTTAATAGTTTCAGATTGTTGCTTGTGTAGTCTAGATGCTTTGGCAAGTGCTCTGGAAACTTTTTTTAGTTCTCTGGCCATTTAACATTTCCACCTTCTTCTAGCTTGTCTGAGTCTTGAGTTAGGATTCTTTGCAGCTTTGGGAAACTTCTTCATTTGCCCTGCGCTACGTGCACAGTAGCTCTTACGCCTTGCCGCTCTTTTACCAGTGGGTTTCTTTTCGGTGACAGCTGTTTTAAGTTTACTACCGGGGTTCTCCCTACGGTACTTTGCCACTCCTTTCTTTGTCATACCAGCACCAGCTTTGGTGGGGCGCTTGTGTCCACCCTTGATGGTGTGCCCCTTCATTCCAGTGCCTTTACGTTTTCTTTTTTTCTCAGCCATTAGCTCTTCTTCTTATTCTTTGCAAAAGTTTTAACATTGGTAGGTTTACCACCTACACCCTGTTTAACCGCTCTCTTTCTTTGCACAGCGGACCTTCTTTCGCCAGCTGTCATACGTTTTGCCTTGGAGAGCGGTACACACTTGGGATACTTTCTCTTGGAACCTTTGGCAGACTTTCTACCACAGGGTTGAAACTTACCACCTTTCTTAGGAGCGCCTATGTCTACCCATTTGTCATCTACCCACTTTCTAAGACCACCTCCTGTTTTTTTTGCCGCTGCCTTTTTCTTTTTCTTTTTACCGCCGGGAGTAACCTTACCAGAACAAACAGCAGAGGCATACATATTAGCGTAAGCTGATGGGTAAACATCAAACTTACGCTTGGCGGCTGCTTTACCTCTGGGACAGAGCTTACCCACGTTTTCTCATCAGGGGTTTAAGAACCACTCTGCCTCCCTTTTGCATCTCTTTAACTGTTTCTTTACTTTTTCGTAGAGCAGATAAATCATCTGAACCTATTGCACCATCTCCATCTACATCTAACTGCTTTTGTTTTTGTGTAAGTGCCATCTAAACAACTCCTAATCGTGGGGTGATAAACAGGCTAACACGTTCTTTATCTGCTTCCATTGCATTCTCAAGTAGTTTCTCGTAGTTAGCCTGTAACATAGTAACACGTTCTGCGGGAACATTTGGTCTTTTAAAACTAAGATAGTAGGCCAGACCTGCTGTAAGGCAAGGAAGAAATCTGAAAGGTACATCTGCATTTTCTAGTGCACTCTTATTAACGTCTTTGAGACGCTTCATTCTGTAATGTCTAAAGGTGTAGGTATCTGTAGAATCAGGCACTGGAAAGAAATATGCCTTCATTGCATCTCTGCCTTTGAGCGTGGCAAACTGTGTAGGTCTTCCTGATGTTGTCTTATCTGTGATAGCCTCGTATTCTTCGTAAGCGATTCGCGTCAGTTGAAAGTCGTTAGAGTTAGATGATCTCCTGACATAGCCATTGAGAACATCCACTGTATCACTATCTAGCGTATACTCTGCTGTATTTGTACTAAGTGTAGTAGATGCAAGGTCTGTACCCCAGAGAAGAACACCTCTGTTCTGCCAGTCAGTGAGAAGAAGATTAAGAGAACGTCTAGCAGAGATACCGTCATTACCTAGTTCTGGTTCTCCACCTATCATGGCAAATGCTTCTTCTATTACCTCGTCTATAAAGAAGGTAGTATCAAAGTTTGATGTAGTTGCAACTGCCATATTAGTTCCTTACCTGTTTCGCATCCACGCTGGTTTATCAGCAGATACACTTAGAGAACCGCCTTTTTTCTTTTCTATATATCGGCCTGTTTTTGGGTCCATTGGTCTATTAGCTCTTTTTTCAGCTTCTTTATTTTGTTCTCTTGCTCTCCTACCTATATCACTTTCAAGCATAATATCATCTTCGTCTGATTTAGGTTTTTTCTTCTTTTTATCTTTTAAAAGTTTACCAGTGGCTGGTCTTGCAATAGTCATTATTCTTCGTCCTCTATCTTGGCCCTGTCACCTTTGAGTAAAGGTCTGGATCGTTTGCTTATAAGTGTATCTAGTTTTGAATCCATTCTTTGTATCATAATTTCTAGTCTAGTAGATTTATCAATTAGGTCTACAATAATACTATCCTGTTTTTTAAGACTGGCTATTACGTCCTTTAATAGAAAGTGAAGAAGCTTCCACGCAGCAACGCCAGCCCCTACGCATCCTACAATGGCTAGACCATAATCTGATATCGCTTGCATCAAATCCATGTCCATGTTTTATGTACTCACTTTTCTGTAGCATTTACACAATCACAGGTTTCAGCGGTGCAGGGTTCAGAGCAGGAACAGTTTTCACACTTTTCATGCCCACAGTTAGGATTCTTACACTCTTTATCAGACAACAGTAGGTCCTTTCCTAGCTGCTCCGTAGCCTTGTCCTGTGGCTCTGCCTACAATCTCATTTAACTTTTTAGTATCTACCGGAGGATTTTTGTCTTCCACCGTGTAGTCTTTTTCTTTTTCCATTGGTTTGTTTTTCATCTAATTGCTCCCTTGAACAAGTGTATTAGGTCCTCCAGCAGGACTTGTGTTTGGTTGCATATCATCTTGTCTGCTTCTTCTTGCTCTATTTCTGAGCCTATCTATCTCAGTGGTATACTCTTGTTGAAAGACTTGAACAGTGTTAAAGCTTTTCATAAACATAGAAGCTTCTATCATTGTAGCAAAGAAGAGTGCATTTTCACAATTGTCTGTAAAGTAATTAGTTGGGTTGTCACTTGTGATAGCAGAAATCTCTGCAATAAATCCAATCTCAGAATCTATAGTAGCAGAGGGTGTAGGTGCTACGCGAAGTTGAGTATTAGTTTTAAACCCATAGTATCTGGGTGTACCAGTAGATGCAGAGACGGGCCAGTAATCTATAAGATACTCGTAGGGTCTAATTTTAAGTTGTGTCTTTGTCCCACCTGTCTCTATGGCAAAGGTCTTAATAATCTCTCCACCAGAGGGTACAGATACTTCAGCTTTGCCAGAAGAGACTGCTACACTGGAGTAAGCTACAAGACCCTGATCATCTAGATCATTCATCATACGGTCTTGTGCTCTCTGCACCATGTCAGGCAGAGCACCTACAAACTCAGGTCCATCATTCTCCGAAGCTGCTATTACTGCACTGACAAGTGTGATATAGTTCATCAGCGTTAACCATAGTAAATGTATACTTTACCAGCGTCACTTGAACCCGCCAGAGATACATTACCATCACACCTGACACCATCATCTCCAATATACACGTTGTCGCCTGTGTTAGTTGAAAGGACTGGCTGTTTGATAACAGGTCCTTTACTATCTCCAATAACCAGTTCAGAGGCAGCGGTGACAGCGTAGGTGTACAGTCTAATTCGAGTATCAGATATGGTGGTGCTTGTAATAGTATCTACAAAGAGACCGTTACCTCCTCCACCACTCTCTACCTGCGCTATTCTAAGGGTAGTGCTCATTCAATTATCTCCTAAAAAAATAGGGGAAGACCTATGTAAGATACTTCCCCTATTATAGATCAATGCTTATAGCTTTCCAAGGTAGTGGCTTATCTTTCCACCGCTACAAGAATGAAGTCAATGGTCAAGGTCTTAGCAGCTGCTTCACCATTCTGAATACCAAACGAGATCGTCAGGTCTTCATCATCAGGAGCATTGGTTGTGCCAGTAATCTCACCAACCTGTACATTATCTTGATAAGCGCGGAAGACAGCGCCACCCGTGGCAACGTCCAGCGGATCGTACTCAAACGAAAGCGTGACAAACGTGTCATCTTCCATTGCATCCATCTCTAGAATGCTCAGAGTAGAAGTGTTGTCCTTCTCAATGATAAGATCAGGTTTTGTATCCGCATCAACTTTAAGGAAGAAGATACCGTCTGTGACATCAAGAGGAGTCGTATCAGTGATCTGAAGACCCATGACAATTTCTGACTGCGTTGCGTCATTGGTTTTAAATCTAGCAGAGAAGAACATTCTCTTGCTAGAATCCCACTTGAAAGACTCACCCTTCAGCTGGAAGAAGTCCAGATCATTATCTGCATCATCATTGGTGATCAGGAGTTGACCGCCTGCACCAGAGGTGATTGCCTCAGAGGCATTACCAGAACCAGCTTCAGTGGTGGTGATGGTATAGATACCAGAGTGGTACTCAAAGAAATCATCGAAGTACGTGTAGTACTTTGAAGGGTCTAAATATGGATAATTAAAAAGGGGATGACCCTTTGTTCTATTAGAAATTCCGTTTGGAAAATGTGTAGGCATATTGAACAGTCCTTTCCTAGACCAGCACCCGAAGTGCCATTCAACTATGTTAAAAAAGAAATAGTGGAGGAGCCTTTTATAGCCCCTCCACCATAGAATGCTTTAGGCACCCTGCGAACCGAAGAACGATCTCCAGTCCGAGAAGCCGAAGCTGTAACGCTCTCTGGCCTTGAAACGGAGGTTGCCCGTGTCAAAGTCAGGTTCCA